GTATACATCATCGTCTCCGTAGTTGGCGTGCGCGACCTTCTGGTCGAACACGCGCAAACTTACATTATCAGGTGAGTATTTCCGTGCACACAGCACGAACACATAGCGGGCCACCAATGAGTGGTACAATGAGTTCAAAGTGGCAGTAATGGGGCAACCAGATGGTTGCGAGTGATTCCACATGTATAATACTCCTTTCGTCGTATGAACACTATGTACAATGTCAATCCAAAGTCGACGCCGAATGAACGCTTCCTCTGTAGTTCCCTGATAGAAGGCTTGAATCAAGTCCAAGCACTTCCACAGAATAGCCGCAGAGAGAGTTCCGTCAAAATTTGAAAAGTCACCCGCGACCACATTCTTTCCATAACGCGTCAGGCGCGCTCCAAGCCGATTCCAATCCTGCGAATAGGGGTTGATTCCTATACAAGCCTCGAGATCGATTCGGTGACGCGCCATGTGCGCCGCAAAACCACTAAAGTATTGGCGGAACAAGATCAAGTAAGCCAGCTCTCCAGCTGCAAACAACCGAGTCTTGCCCGCTTCCACCTTATCGATTGGGCGGCGCTCATCCTTCAGCGTGTCCGTCCAAACAGTCTGAGAACGCCTGCCTTGCAGCAAGCGCTCCCTCATTTCGTTCGTTCGTTGAATAACTTCAGGGTGGTCAAACACATACTCCTCGTCTCCGAGGAATGCGCGCTTACCCTTCCCTGCAGCATTCCATCCATAACCAGGTGAAGTGTTACGTTTTATACCAGTATAAAATGCGTCACCCTCCACTCCTGCAATGGCTTCCTCAAAGGTCAGTACCCTTCTGTCGGTGCTGACGACGTCCCGCTCGAGGAGTGCGCGATAATTAGTCGCACACTCCTCAAGAAGAATATCGTCCACAACGACTCCGGGCGCAAAAGCCTTCTGACGAGCCTTAGCGAGTGGGTCATGTTCCTTCGTTGATCGAAGAAGTGCAGGCTTCGTTAGAGCCGGACCGCATGTCTGTTCGATTGCATCTGCAACCGGGCTCAACACGATCTGGCTCTGAACGTTCGCATGCACCTCAGGTCCCGTTCCAAGCAGCGTGTAATCACCTTCAAAGGGCCGTTCCGCTTGAGTCAATCCATTCGGGTTAGGCACTTCGTGAAAAGCACAGTCGAGAGATTCGGGATACCGTAATGGAAGCGCTCCAATGAGTTCATTAAGAACCCCCTGGTGCACCGCCACCGCAGCAGCAGAATAGGGTTTGAGATCCATTCCAGCCATGTGAATGCCTATGAATTTCCGCTCAAACGCGGGATCGTGCGAGGCAAGAATGCCACCACAATCCCCGCGCTGAGTTTGCAAATCAGTCATATACCATTCACGCACTTGAACCGTTTCCTGTGTCGGACACTCCAAAGAGAATGCGACACGATCTTCGGCTCGACACATTCCTGAGTATCGAATCTGCAAATGCCCCTGAGCACTCATAGAGTACAACGCAACCATCAAAAGTTCCCTGTGATAACAAAAATCTTCCTTGGTCATGAAGTGCTTACGAATGTCAGGGTGCAACATCACAGCACGCGGAAATTCAATCAAAGCAACATCCTTATATCCATGCAACGACTTCTCATCCAAGAATCCGAACCTAAGTTCAGACACTGGAATGTTCATCGTCCTTGAATAGTCTGAATTCGTTATCTGCACGTCCCCGCGCAGAGCCTTCACAACATGTCGATTCGTAATTGCAACGCGACCAGCAATGAAAACGATCTGGGCGAGGCGGGTCGAAACACCATCCACTACACGGGTAATGGAATAGGTGTTCTTCGCCAGCTTCTGCTCCAGCTCCTTCGCATTCTGATCGAAAGCTGATTGAGATTCTCCATGAACACAATGGTTACGGCAGGTCTTAAAAACGCGCGCGACACACCTCACAATAAACGTGAGGTACGCATTCGCACGAGATTCCAGTTCCATTCTTATCTACATAATGTTCAACTTCAACCGGGCCGCGTCGGGGTCCAGCGGTATTCTCTTGACGAGATTCCACTCTTCCCCGGCGCGATCCGGCCGTTCGTTCCTGATGAGATTCAACAGGCCCACGTCGTGATCCGGCGGTACCCTCTTGCGAGGATTCCACCGGACCACGGCGCGCGCCTTGGGTCTTGTCGGGGGCAGATTCAGCGTTCGCTCTCTTCTTGGTTTCCCTCTTAGGGTCATAAGCATGGTACCAATTCGAGAACTTGCGCATCATGTACGCAGCGCAACTCGAAACCGCGAAAATGATAAGAACACGAATTGTCATAAAGACAACCTCGTGCTTCACCATCCCCGCAGTCATCTTCATCCAATCACACCATTCAAGCAAATAATCGGTAGACGCTTCCACACATTGATACGACGACTTCCACGTCAATCTTTCGTCTCCGTGATGCGCACACATCTCGATGTCATCAATGACACCAAAATATGTGTACA